TACCTGTAGCAAAATCATATGCTCTATCCTCTGGACTAATTAAAAACTCAAAAGGCTTGAACAATACACGACCAGGCGTAACGTGTGGACTTTTACCTCTAGCAATAAGTGCTGCTGCTCTATCACCATCAAAGACTACTTTTTTTTCTGCTTCAAAAATTTCATCAAAGATATTAGCACCAAGTCTTGATATAGCTATCTCTCTAGCTTTTATTGGATCAGCACCTTTGTCAATAAGGTTTTGATATGTCAAAGTTTTTTCTGGATCAGTAGATTGAAACAAAGCATTTCCTAAATCTATCTTTTCTCCTCTTGCCCTTGCTTCTTTCCAATATGCAAAAGGATCTATAGCTGCTTTTTTCCACGCTTCTTTACTATCTACACCTTGTGATATAAGTTCTACTGATCTTAGTGGTTGTCCAATAACATCTTCATAGAGCTCTCTTACTCCAAGAAAAGCACCTTTAATACCTAACTCAAATAAACCACCTGTTTCTTCATTTACACCAAACTGATTAAATACTGCTGTCTTTAATTTTCCATAAGTTGCAGCTTTTGCTTTTGTAAAAAACTCTGTAAGTCCTTCTATAAAGCCTTCATCTGCATTTTGTTTTGTAGCTTGTACCATAACGCTTGGTGGTACATTTACTGCTTGTTGATTTATTTGACTTAGTTTTACTGCCTGATCTCTACTTACTTGTAAAGGAGGTTGTGTATCTCTTTTTTCTAGTAAGTAATCTACGTTTACATTATCAGAGTATGAGGTTGCCATTACAAATACTCTAGTAAACTATCATCACCTGTTTCTAGCCAAGACTGATATACAAATTGTTTTATGTTTTCAGCCTGATATATTTGTTCTTCTGGTCTTGTATTTAGACCAGGACCAAAAGGTAATCCTGATGTAACAGGTTCGTTAGGTCTTTCTGTTGGTGCAAAAACATCTATGTTAGGCATTTGTCTTTGAGCTGCTTGTACTTGTGGTTGTTCTTTAGGAAGTGTGTCTTTTGGTAAAGGTGCAGCCTGTTGTTGTTGTATTAAGTCTTGTTGTTCTCCATATGCAACACCAGGTATTCTTCTTACTGCTTGTGTTGTATCTTGATAGTTTCTACCTGCTGGAGGTACAGCAGAGTTTCTATTTGTAATACCTTTGTTACTCGGACTTCTCGCCATCTTCTTCATCCTGTTCTTCGTATATAAACGTTTGACTAATAATCATATAACCTTGTGGTAAATCTATAGGTGAGAATGGAGAAAATCTAAGTTTTGGTTCGTATAATTCTGCTTCTAAGATTATGTCATCACCAATCTCATCAACATCATCAAGTGAGTTGAATACTATATCTGCAAACTTTTTATTAATTGACATTATCCTCCCATACCTTGTAGTAATTGTGCTATGCCTGGTGGAGGACCCTGTGGTGGTAGGGCACCTCCTCCAAGCAGTTCTTGCTCTTGTTCTGGTATTTCTGGATCTTCTGCTGTGTAAAACTTATCTAGTATTGTACTCATATCATCAGGATTCTTTCTTATCTGTATTACAGCCATAGTTGCTTTTGCATCACCTTGTTGTGCCTGTGCAAGTAAAGAATCAAATAAAACTTTCTCTGCTTTTTCTTTTGTAATTCTTTCGTTTACTCTGACAATATTATCTAAGCCATCAAGGTTTTCTTGTAAGGTTTGTGTGTCAATAATACCTGCTTGTAGTAGCTGTAAACCTGTAACAATCTTTTGTGGTTCATCATATCCAGCCATAGCACCATAAACACGCCTTGTTTTATATGCACCTGCAATATCTTTTTCTGGATCGTATGTTTCTGAAAAGAATGTATTTTTGTAATATCCTGATAATTGTTTAGAACTACCACCATACATTTTTTCATCCCACTCTAATCTTTTGAAATCTATCATCTCTGCAGCATCTGCCATCACTGTATGATATTCTCTAATCATCAATGACATTGATGCACCGAGTTCTTCTAATCCTCTACCTGTTGCAAAGCTAAGTGGACTTTGTGAATCATCAGATACAGGATAAGAACCACCTACTCGTAGTTGTCGTTCTATTCTGTCTATTTGTTGAAATATTTGATATGGTACGTTTGATGCTGGTTTAGATACTTGTGTACCAGGAGCAAGATAGTTTACAGCAAATCTACCTTTTCTATATTGTCCTGA